CTATTAAATCAAATACTGCCATTTGGTGCTTGGCCATTGCGTTTGCTGTTGGGTCTAACATACGTCGGGTTTCCTCACTTAGTCCGTATTCGGGGTAGGGCTGTTCTTGCATTACTTACTTGTAGACCATGGTAGCCAACCGGAGTTATGCCAAATAGCAACCATGGCGCGTGTGTTTATTGTTGGGTCGTATAGGTCGTCGCAAATTTTCAATATGCTTTTAGTCTGCAACCAACCAATAGGCCAATACTCGTTAGGTAGGCACCAAGCCCCGTTAATTTGGTAAAGGCCACGTGAACCACCTTTTACGTCTGTTGCATTAAATGCGTCACTTGTGCACCGGCTTTCCCTGACTGCCACTCGTAGCGCCGTTTCTAGTTCGCTAGGCGGTAATCCCTCTGCTAGGGCCAATGTCGCAACCTGCGTGCACGTAGTGACCAATGCGGGCATTGTGGTTGTAGTTGTTGTAGGCGGCAAATAGGCGGTTACAACTTGTGGGGTTTGAGTTGGTGCCTGTGCATTACCGGGGCTAAACAACACTAAAACACCTGTAATTAAACCTATTAGGCCTGTTGAAATCTTGTGCATAACCATTGGTTAGCGCCTTTCCATTTGGTAGGGAATTCCCCACGTACCATGCGCCGGGCTTTTAAATGCCATTTGGGCGTGTAAACATTCAAACGTTGTAGGGTCACGGAATAATTGCCACATAACCTCTTGGCCCGTTTCTAGGGTTGTTATGTAACACTCGTAAATAAAGGTTTGCGGCTCTGTCATAGTTTTAGGCTTTCCGTCGGTAAAGAAAACCTTAGCGAACCATTGTTACGCGGTTGTGGATACCCCAAACACCGTTTGAAATATGGTTTTTACCGCTTCCGGATTATCTGCCATAGCCGGCGAAAGTTCTATATGCCACCAATCGCCACCCGGGGCACCGGAAACGGTTTTAGTTTCGTACGCTTTCCACGCCTGCCGGTCACAACGCCAAGCACGGCCAAAAGGTTGTGGCCAATAGTCAATAATCATTTGTACACCAAGTTTGTTTGCGTTGGCTACCACAACGTCTATAAACGCTTTAGAGACCTTGCGGCCCTCTGCTACGCCTTTGGTATCCATTTTGCGGTATGACAAGTCCATAGCGCGACCTGTTGCGTGTACTGACATTGTGCCGGGTTTTCCTTTTACGTCACGTTGGCCATATGTGCCGTTATTCCAACATGAACCGTTAGACCATTTGGCCGCTTGCTTTACCCACTCCTCGGTACCGGCACGTTTCCCAGTTGCCGGGCCGTCGCTGTTACCTATGTAGTCGCGACTGCCGGGTACACCGGGCATGGCTTTTGCCGTCATTTTTTTACGCCGTACGCGCTGTCTTTAGGGTTAGCCCAACGCATAACAGGCGGAATAAGCGCGGCAATGCCGGCTTTCAAGTAATCGGTTGGGTTGGTTGCGCCAGTCAAATACACCGCAACAACAGCGCCAACAACGCTACGGCCATATGAAGCGGCCATAAGTTCTAATTGTTTTTTCATTTGTGCCCCTCTAAATGTCCGTCTATCTTTTGTTCTATTCGGCCCAATGTGTTGTGTACTATGCCATGGTCTTTACGGTTGTCGTGTCCTATTTTGCCGATAAGTGCCACGAGAACAGCGAAACCGCCACCGACAAGAGAAACCACAACTTCAATAGCCATGGCATTACGACAGTAACGCGGCTACTTCGTCGGCAGTAAGTCCAAGTTTGGCAACGGTTGCTTCTTTAAGTGCTTGACGGGCTGCGTCGGCTTGTGCTTTTATTTTTGCTTCTGCTGCATCTTTTGTAAATTGTGCAAGTTCGTCGGCTGTAGCGGTTCTGACTTCGCTGCCTTCTTGAATCAAAACCTCATTGGTTGTAGCCATAAACCGAGTACCTTCCCGTAAAGTTTCCTGATGAAGCAATAAACGAAACGCTGTCATACTGTGTAGATGTTGCTACTACTGTGCCGACATTGAGAATACCCGACCCTGCGGTGTAGCCCGAATTGCTTGTAAATGCTGCACTAATAATGTTTGTGTATGTTGCTGCGTTTGGATTGAAAAGGTCGGCTGTGTAAGCAAGTAGCGGTGGTGTACTTGCCCTGAAATAGCCAACAAGAGAATTTGTTTCACCGCCAAATTGAAATGCCGAGTCTGCGTTTGTGTAACCGCTTCCCGAATAGGTGTAGCCAGTTCCCGAATAATCAGTACCCGATGCCCTCATTCTAAGAGTGACGGTCATGTTTCCTGATGCTGCCGTGAGATGAAACATCACACGATAAAAATTGTAAGTGGTTGAAAAAACATTTGCGCTGGCGCTAACACTTGAAACAGCCGAAAAGGAGTTGCTTTCAATAAGCGTCATGCCACCGCCAACGGTCTGCCACGCTGCACCGTCATAGTATTGCGTTATGTTGGTCGCTTCAATGTAGGCAAATTGACCTTCGGCAAGCACCTTTTCGCCCGCACCGCCAAACGCTGCATCACGGGTCACGGTTGTGGCAAAAACTGGAATGCCAGTGTTCACCTGCGTCATTTCGGCAGCTGTCAATACTTCCCCAGCAACGAAGGCTGGTACTGTGGTTTGTGCGTTGGCTCCCATAAGTGCTCCTAACTTAGTGCGTAGATGCTGTCAAGTGTGGAACTATCAAGAATGAAGAGCTGATAGACGGTTGTTGGGGATGTGTAAATTGTGACCTGATGTGGCTGGCTGAATGAGATCCGATGCTCAATGCCCTCGATGAAGGACTCCTGTGCGATGACGCTGGTAGTCGTGGATGAGGTCGTGATGGTCTTCTCAACGCTGATCGTGTCACCTATTTCAAGAATTGCCACATTGTCACGCTCGCCTGTCGAAAGCATCTGGAAGCCTGTGTTCACGCTGGTCAATGTCGCGGACGGTTCGCCTTGAATCAGATAAGAGGCAAGAGCAAGAGCTGCAGTGTCGTTGTGGACGAGGCTTTCGGTGTAGGCGATTGTTTGAATGAAATACTTGGCTTGGCTTGCTAGATCATCAACTGTTTCTGGTCCTGTCGCTCCGAGATGGGTCACGCTTGCACGGTTGATCACCTTGTCCGCGCCGAAATTGATCGAAACAGAATCGTAGGGATAATGGCTTGGGTCGTTATCACCGAAATCCACAGAAGCTCCAGCAAGTGTCGGTCCAATTCTTTTCTGGAACACAAAGCGCCCCGAGCGATCCACAAATGCTCTGCCCTGCTCTGCAGCCATAATGTCGTTCAGATAGCCCTGAGCATTAGATCCAGACGGAACTGTGTAGGCAGCTGCACCGCCAAGAGTGATCGCTGAAGTCTCTATTGATTGCTGACCTACGCTTTGGAACGCATCAACTTCTGGGAGTGCGAGAAGCGCTACAACTCGAGCAGATGCAATCTGTTCCGTGACATTCCACTCGTCTAGGAACGCTTGCGACAACAAGTACTGGTCATCAATGGCTTGAATGTTCACTAGGTCGTTGCCATCTAGATTGAACTGATAGTCATAATTGACAATGAAGCCTTGAAAGAGTGACTGAGCTACTCCTAGCGAGTTGTATCGGTAGAAGCGCACGCGACGCATAGGTGCAATGCCGGGCTCATTGTTGGCAGGATCGTAGGTGGGCGAGTCGGTGTTGAATGGGTTGAAAGCACCGTTCGCAAGCTGGTCATTCAGCGTGAAACTCATGATGCCGGGAACGAATTGATCTCCGATATCTTTTCGCCCTCGACTGATAGATACATCAAGAACACCATCGGTCACATCTGCGAAGTCTGTTGTCGGTCCTAGTGGGTAGGTCGGATCGTCCAGAATGCCCTTTACGCTGGAGTCCAACACGAAGCTTGAAGAGTCCCATCCAGTATCAATCTCTAAGAGATATTCACCCGACTGGATGACGGATGCGCTCATTAGTATCTGCCAGAGATCGGACGGACCGCGATGTCAGCTGGACCTGATGCGCGGTTGAAGCTTTTCACAGCGTCAATGACGACCTTGCCTGTCTGAGCGTTGGTCATTACTCCGCCGTTCACATTGACTATGTAGTTGTTGCCACCGCGAGCAGCTGCAGCTCCGCCGACAGCAGAGGTCGGTGATGCTGGCGCGCCTGTGTTGATCGTTGAGACCGTGTTAGCAAAGTTCGCTCCGATGCCCTTGACATCTGCGAGCTTGAGATTCGGGTTCTTGAGCAAAACTTCTGCAGCTTGAATTGCTGATTGCACGCCTGCCAAGTACTGCTCGCCTTGCGTGACTCCAGCTTGGTAGAACTTGTCAGCAGCCAAAGTCCCCAAAGCGTCGGCAACATAGTTCAAGTCGCTCACCAGTGTGTTGATCCCAGTGGGCCCTGTAATCGCGTCAGAGCCCCCGATAATGAGTTCATTAGCGATTGCACTGCCAGCCTCTTGACCAGCCTCTAGAACGCTTCTAAGCGCGTCCTGTGACAAACCCATCGCGAGCAGTTGCTCAACTTGCTTGCTGAACTGTTTTGCCCCTGATGCCTGCTGATTGAGCTGAGCGAGGATAGTCGTTCCGGCTTCCTTGGCTGCGTCGGCTGCACCAGATACCGAGAACTCGCCGGTGACCGACTCGGCGACCGTGCCCTTGAAGTCGTCGTAAGCCTTCTTCGCTTCTTCGAGCTTGCCTTTGGCTGTGTCGAGTGCTGTGCTGAATTGATCCGTCAGCTCTTCTCGAGCTTTCTTGATCTTCTCTGCCATCTTGTCAATCGCGCCACCAGCGCCCGTTGCAGCAGTATCAAGACCAGTGACCGCTTCGGTAGCGAGTGTGCCATTGTCTGACATGCGTTGGAGCTGTGCGTTGCTGTATCCCTGCTTCGTATTGAACGCGCCGAGACTGTCTTTCATTCCGTCCATCTGGCGCTTGTATAAAGCGAAGGCTGCGATGCCTGCAATGACGACAGCGATGCCGATACCTGTCGCGATCTGGACAGCTGTGAAGGATGCTGCGAGCGCATAGTTCACTGCAGCTGTGATGACGCTGATGGCTTTCCATGCAGCCATTGCGATATTGGCTCCGACGATTGCTGCAGCAATTAGTCCGAAAGCGGTCGCAATGCCAATGATGACAGCTGTGTTTTTTTGTGCCCAAATAGCAAGGTTTGTGAACGCGCCGACCATGACCTCAACGACTGGAAGAAGCGCGGTTCCGATTGCTTCTTTGGCTTCACCGAGTTGGATAGTGAGGTTCTTGAACTTGCCCTGAGCAGTGTTCGCAGCTGTCGATGCAGCGCCACCGAAAGTCGATGCAAGCGACTGCATGACCTCATCAACTGACGCGCCATCTTTGATGAGCTTGAAGAGCTCTGGTGATAGCTGCTTGATGGCTTTCATGTTTCCGCCGTAAGCCTTTGACACAGCATCAGCGACTTCTTGAACGCCCTTACCTGTCGCAGCCGAAACATCAAGGACGGTCTTGAGTGCGTCCTGTGCGGTTGCTAGATCGCCAGTACCGATGACCAAAGCCGAAAGCGCCGGACGAAGTTCATCGTCGGCGACAGCTGCGCTTCTGGACAGAGTGCTGATGAAGTCTTCATTGGCTTGAATCTGTTTGTCGGTTGCTCCTGTGGTTGCTTGGAGTTGGCGCGCAAGTTGTGCCTGTGCAGCCTGATCTTCTGCAGCAGCCTTTGAGCTCATGACAAGCCCAGCGGTTAGTCCTGCGATCGCTGCAGTCGCTGGAAGGAATGATTTCTTGAGAGCGAACGATGCCTTTTCCGCGTTTGTTTCAAGTTTCTTGAACTCCTCGAATGTTTTCTTGAGTCCGTCACCTTGGAAGTCTGTGATAATCGGGATGCGAATTGCCATTAGTTGCCCTCACTTCTTGCGATTGCTTCTGCGAGTAATCGTTCAGTTTTCCAGACGAGACCTTGAATCTCATGCTCGAGGATTGACTCATAGCTCTCAGCAGTTGGATACATGTAACGCGATGCGCGACCCCAGTTGATGTTGAGGTTTTGGATCAGCGTGTTATTCCATGTGTATCGATATTCTTTGCCACCGTAAAAGCGCTTCTGGACGGTTCCGTCTTTTGCTGCATTTCGTCCAGCCATGTCAAAGATCTGTCCCCATGTTTCATTGGACTGAAAAACAAACGCGCCGAGAGTCTCGTATTGTGCGCCTTTGTCTAGGTTCTTTTTGCGCGCGCGTCGAGTGTCAATCTTGACATTGATCTTCTGATCCACTTTGGATCCGTACCAAGGACCACCGCGTCGCCATTTGCGATACATGCCAGATAACGGTGGCTCTCCGGGAACGGCAGTTCTTGCAGCTTGCACCATCGGCAAAGTGATCCGCTTGTAGTCGCGCGTGATTTCACGACGAAGTTCTGGGGCGAGTTTGTTTAGTTGTTTGAGGGTTTCTTTGATCCCATAAACTTCTAAGCCAGTTCTCGCCATGTCATCACTTCCTGTTTCTTTCCTCTAACACAGTAGTGACAGTGAGTAGGTCGGCGGTGTCAAACTCTTCTTCGTAAAAGCGCGGAGCCCACGAAAGAGCAACTAGCAATTCTGCTAAGAGCCTTCGGTGAGTTCCGCGTGGGTAGGGTTTTCTATTTCCTCAGCGCTCACTTCTACCGAGTCGAGCTTGGCAATGAACTTGTCAAACTCTCCCGGCACGACGATCTTGGCTTGCTTGCATGCTTCCCACGCTAAGAACGCGAGATCTTCTACGCCGATCCCGTTTGCCATGTCTGATGCTTTGCGCTTGAATCTTCGTTCCCATGCAACAAGTGTGACCAGATTGGTCGTCACTTCGTATGGGTCTTTGCCACTCTCTGTCACCTTTAGGTGCAGTTTCATTTCTTCTCGCTTTCGTGTCGGACCGATGTGAGGTCAGATTTATGGGTTCGTCGTGTCCTCGGTATAAACACCACCATTGAATGTCACAGAGATAGTTCCGAGAGCACCCAAAGATGTGACTACTGGCAGAGCTGCCAAGAATGTTCCAGTAAATGTCAAGCCCGGGTTTGTTGCCGAATCAACTGCGCTAGTTGGCTTCACGATCACATTGGTGGATGTGCCGACAAGACCTTTCAGTGTTGCCCAAGTTTCCGTCGCAGCAAAGCTTGCGTAGAAGTCGAGCGTGACTGAGTGTGATCCGAGTCCAGACACATACTTGCGTGATGTGTCGCCGAAAGCGGTTGCTTCAAGCTGATCGTAGTTGATGTTTACGGTCGCGCCAGTGCATTGATCCGATAGATCTACCGAGTTCACTGTTACGACTGGGTTTGAGAGATAAGTGCTAGTTGCCATGATTACTCCTTGGATGCTTTCTTAGGTTTAGTTTTAGCAGGTTTTTCTTCATCTGTGGTTGATACCTCAGCGCGCACGATGAACCCACCAGCTAGGAGCGCGTCAATGTTGATGCCAGACTTCGGCTCAAATAGCTCACCGATCTTGCCAAGCTTCTCAGACGCAATCAGATAGCTCATGATGTTTGCGCCTGTACTTCAATCATCATTTCGTATGCCGGGAGTACTACCCCACCGACATCAACGCTGGTCGGAGATCCTGATGTTGCTCCGACATTTGCGGTCATTACTGATGCAGCCATGTTGAGGATGTTACCTAATGCGTCAGAGTTGCCCGGACCCATTGAGATGATCTGAACGGGGAAGGTCATTTTGGCGATGTTGTAGTTCCACATTGTGAAAGATGGAGCTGACACGAAGACGCACGGTGGTCTCAAATTGCGTGGATCAGTGACCACTTGCAAGCCAGTCGCGGTTGCCAGTTTTGTTCCCAACGCGCTCATCGCATTGTTGAATAGATCGGTGTAGTTGGAGACTGTCATGCGCAGGCTGGGCGATCAATCCCAAGAAGTTGTTTGATCTGTCCGTTCATTCCGACGACTGGTGTCTGACCCATGTCTTGGTAGCTAGAAAATACATCGACGGTTCCGCGCGATTTGTAGAGCATGCCGGCATACATCACGGTTCCGAGATACACATCTTGCGATGGAACTGTTGTCAGCGAGTCCCCTGTGTATCCTGCCTCAGCTCTGCGCCTACTGCAGAACGCATTCGATGCAGCTGCACAAGTTGTTACGAAAGCCTGATCGCCAGCCGTAGCTACGGAGATGCCGAGCCAGTCCAGCACATTCTGTTGAGTGATCCATGTGCAGGTCTGTGTGTATGTGACCGTGCCGGTCGCAGCTACACGCGAGACATCGCTCGCGGTCTTGGCGTAGAGCACCTGATTCGGGATCGGCACATTGAAGTCGTAAAGCAGATCTCCCTCACCATCGATTCCAAGGTACTCAAACTCTGGAAGCGCATAGCAGACATATGAGCCATTGAAAGTGCTATCGACTGATGTGACTGTGATGGACTCGCCGACTGCAATTTCCGATGGGGTCAGAAGTTGCAGTACGGCGTAGTTATCCAGCAGGTACTTGAAGGTAACGCTGTAGGTTGCCATGAGCGGAAGCTCCGCTCTCGACTAAGCCTGTGTGATCTTGCGGATCATGCTGGAGTTTGCAGCGAATGTTGCTGCATATCCGAACACGCTCATTTGGCGACCCAAGGTTGAAGGTACTTCAACGCTGAGCAAGCCACGATCTTGACGGTAGATCTCAAATGCGTTCTTGTTCATGATGACCATGGTCTTATCGGCAAACTTGTTGTCCACAACAATCTCAAGACCGAGTGGGTTCATGCCTGACCATGAAGTTGCTTGACCTGCGCCAAGTGAGTTCATGCCGTTCAATCCCGGTGCGCCAATTGCTGGGAAGATTGGACGATTAGTAGTGTCTACTAGCTGACCCATCTTTGCCCATGTACCCGGATCAACAAAGATGTGAGTTGGCAAGAAGTTTGTAGCTGCCGAGATGGTCGTTGCTGCGTCGTATATTGACTTCATCAAGTCTGTGACTGAAAGATCCCATACGCCATCGGACGATGCTGCTGCAAGCAAGTTGTCTGCAGCGTAGTTGTCAATTGCGGTGAGGTACTGACCAGCAAGATCTTGGATGATGATCTGCATTGCGTTTGGATCGGTGAAGTCAATCACTTGGTACGAGAGCTGTGCTTGACCAGCAAAGGTTACTTTGCTAACGGTGTTCGCTGCGATCACTGCAGTTGTTGCTGATACTGCGGTGAGTTCGGTTGATTGCTGTGCGACGGTTGGGTGAGTCGTCCAAGTTGGGCGAATGAAAGTTGCACCGCTGTTGCCGTTCGGCATCGCCCTTGTGCCAAGTGCATTTAGCACTGGCGCAATGTAGTTGATATCCGCGAAGACAGGTCCCAAAATTGGAACAGGGACTATACCGGCATCATTGCTGAGCACATTGTCTCCAGCTGCTGCTTCGATGTCTGATCTGTGATAGGCGCGGTAATCGTTCCATACGCGGTTCGCGTTGGCTGCAATTTCTCCGCCCTTGTGCATCGCTGCAACAAACTCTGCTGCACTTGGCAAGCGTGGTTCACGCTTTGCTGATGCGAACATTGGGGTCGGGATTGATGCCTCGACTGGTGCTTGTACTTCGGTTGCTTCTGACATTTCTTGCTCCTGTTCTTGGACTACTTCTTGAGTATTGCTTATTTCTGGATCTGGTTGGTGGATACTTGCAGCGATATCTGTGATCTGAGCTCCTGCAAATGCTGGGATGGCGACAACACTGAGCTCACTCCAAATAGCAGCGCGTATCTCCATCGTGCCGGCTTCGTCGTAGCTGAACTGTGTTGGGGTAATTCCGATTGACACAGAATCAAGAACTCCGTCTTTCATCAGAGTAAGCGCTTCCGTTCCCATCTGGGTGTCGCTGATCTTGGCAGTGAATAGCATTCCGTCCGGCGTGGACTGGCGTGCCGTGACGATGCCGATCGCCTGATCTGTTGAATGATTGAGAAGCAAACGAGGAGCTTTGCCATCTACTGGAAGAGCTCCCTCAAGTACGCGAACCGATGTCCCGTCCGAGACTGTTGCTTCTACGCCATAGGGAACTGCGATGCCGGTGATGGTGCGTCTTGGCTGACCGTCTGGTCCAGCTGCGTCGATGCTTACTGATTGCGCTGTGAATTGGATCATGATGCGATTTCCTCTTGTGTGTTTTCTGCCGGAATGTCTTCTCTGTCCATCGTGTCGGCAAGATAATTCTCTTCAAGATATTCAGATGCGTCGAACTTCACCATCGTCCCTCTTGGCAATACATTATCCATCGAGAGTGTGTTGGCGATGCATTCTGCGTATGCCTTTACGCCGAAGATGTAAAGGTCCGCGCGTGCTTGCTGTGATGACTGATACGAGTATGAGCCTGTGCTCACTCCGACTAGGTATGGCGGAACATTGGTTAGTCGTGCGCATTCGAGTGCTTGATAGTTTGCAGCGTCAATGAGGAGCATCTTGTCTGGTGTTGCTTGTGATGGCTCAAAAGATAGGAACTCATTTAGAACCGCGATCTGGTTGAGTTTGCGCGCCGACTCGAACTGTGCGCCGATTGAACTGAGCTCAGAGGGTGATAAGGGCTCACCGCCAGTCTGCCGAAGGACTCCCGACGGTATCAGCGATTCCGCGTTCCTGTACCTACTGGACTCCAGCTTGAGTGCTGTGTTTACTACTCCGGGCGATTGGTAGATGATGCCTTGGATGCCTGAGATGAATTGCACGACATTGCGGTAGTCAAGTTCTTGTCCGAGGAAGTAAAGCTCTTTGGATGGTGCGAAGAAGACGGGACCGGACTGGTCGCGTCGGGTGATGGAGCCGGCTGGGAGACGCTCGAACTCCGAGGGATAGCCATCTTGAGTCCTCGCTGTAATGGCGAGGTAGCCAACGCCATAAAAGAAAATATCGTCAAATAACCACGATAGGAGTGTGGAGTTCGGAATGGATGGCGACATGCGACGGAGCCAGCTACGAGGAGCAAGACGAGTGGTGTCCATTTCTTCTGTTTGTTCGTTCCATGTTTCTTTGTACATGATCAACGGCATGCAAGAGATAACTGATGCCATGAGATCGCGTGCGCGTGAGATTGCTGGGACACTCATTGCACGATTGCGCGCTTCGCCTTCTTGGTAGGTGTAGTAAGCGCCGATCATTGATTGACCGGTGTATCCGCCACCTGCTGCAGCTGCTTTGCCTACTGGCTCAGAGATTGCAGCTTTAGATACTTTGCGCTCGAATAATGCCATGTCTTTACTCTTCCATAGATGGGTCGGCTTTTGGTGGAGTCGCGCATCCGGGACTTCTCCGACGAAAGGCTCGACGCACGACTCCGCGCGTATCTTAGTTGGCAACGACGACGAGCTGTGGCTTCCCTCGGCTGTGTTTGTTGCCGGCAACGATTGCAGATGAGAAGATCATGCAACGACAGAGCTCTATCGGTCCGGGACTCCTTTGCGAGCTGACTGCTATGGATCCCTGTGTGCGGACGCTTACCGCGCGCACGCAATGTTCTGCTAATGCCATTTCTCCTGTGTGCACGATCTGTCGTTCACGGATCAATCCTTGGACCGCTGGAGTCCACTTCAAGATCTCCGCGTAACCAACGACAACACGCCGACGCTCAATCGATGGTGGGCATTGGAGATCAATCGTTGGTGTGAGCGCGAACTGGATGCTCGGATCTTTGGCAAGTTTGGCGATGTGATCCCAGAGCTGTGTCTGGGTATCGCAAGTGAACGCGACAGTGACTCCGATTCGACCGTCCGGCAAGAGCACTGATCTGGTGGCGTAGTAGTGCGAGTCATTGAAGTCCACCTCAACGGCAACCACTCCCCCAGCTGGAAGTGGTTCAGAAGTGACAAGCTGGGACCACAAACCTTGAGGAAGCCATGACCGATCGGTCGCGATCCAAAGGTTCACGCTCGAGCGTAGGAACGATGCGCGGTCGGGGAGCTGTGCTTCTGACTCAATCGTGGACATCTGCAGCGTCTTGCCGAGAGCAGGGTTTGCATATGCCCACGCGACAGGATCCATCGGATCAAGATCTGGTGGTGGAGACCATTCACGGAAATGGAAGTTCGTTGGCTGATGTGTGTCAATCAAACGAAGACCCATCTCTCGGTAGCGTTGCATGACCTTGGATTCTTCTGTGCCGGCAGTGGACCACATGCTGAGAAGAGGAAAGCGTCGTGCGCGCATGGTTGGCGTAATTCCACCATCGATCACTTCTTCGTCAATTCCCCACACTTCGTCCACCAGCGCCAGATCCACGGACAGACCGTGCGCTGCGTTCGGCTTGGCTGATCGGACTAAAAGCTTGGATCCGTCTAGAAGTTTCGCAGCTAAACGACCATACGAGCGCGTGAGTTTTGCATCAAAGTACTGCTCGAGGATGTCAGCGATTTCTTCGTAGATCTGTGCTGCAGAGTCAAGTCGGTGCGCCATCAAAAGCACTGTCTGTTTCTCTCCACGGATCTTTGGCATTTCGGTAAGCCACCAGCCTGAAAGAGCTCTAAGGGCAACTGACTTTCCCTGTTGGCGCGCACAAGACACCAATGAGGTTCGAGTGACAAGCTCAACGCCGGCATCATCAGCGAAAGCCAACTGATCGCGCAAAGCATTGATCTGCCATTCCATCAACTCAATCTGCATAAACTTGCGAGCCCACTCCACCACAGACTCGACATGCGATCCAAGCTGATCCGGGCTAATCGTTGCCAGTCTCGGCTGGTCGTGACCAGTTAGCGCCAGTTCGGGCTGGTCGTCGCTGTTCGGGGAGAAAAAGAACGA